TTATACATGACACAGATGTATCCTCACCTAGACATATGGGTGAATGATTTGTATGGTCATCTGTATAACTTTTGGAAAGAATTACAACACAATGGAAAAGACATTGCAGATGAACTCAGAAGACTTAAAGCAAAATACAACACCCCAGAAAAAGCGAAAGTCCTTTTTCTTGAGAGTAAAGAATATCTTAGTGGCACCAGAACCGATCCATCCAGTCGTGCTGTTAGTTTTTATATTATTAATAAGTGTTCTTTCAGTGGTCTCACCGAATCAAGTTCCTTCTCAAAAGCAGCAAGTATTTCCAACTTCAGCATACGAGGTATAGAGAGATTACCAGAGCATCAGAAGATAATACAAGACTGGAAGATTACTAATCTATCATATGATCAACTTCTAACAGATGATCAAAACACATTTGTTTATCTTGACCCACCATATGATATTAAAGTTCCTATCTATGGTAAGAGAGGTGAGATGCACAAGCATTTTAACCATGAGGAATTCGCAGAAGATTGCGATAGACATACTGCACATATGATGATATCATATAACAGCAGTCAGAAACTTAAGAATCGATTTGTAGATTGGAATGCTTATGACTTCGATTTAACCTATAGTATGCGTACTACAGGTGACTATATGAAGGAGCAATCCAAACGAAAAGAACTTGTATTAACTAACTATGGCATTCGACAGCAACTACCCTCTGAAGGACTATCTAAACTCTTTGAACCAGACGAAGGAATATCTGCTGCAGCCTGAAGACCCTGGTTGGGAAAAGAATTATCCTCCTTATGTAATCAATAAATGTATGTCACATCACATGGATACTGTGATGTTTGCAAACGAGATGAATAGACTCCCTAATCTCGATAAGCGTTTGCAATATGATTTTTATATAAATACCGTCAGGTCACGTAGGAGATTCTCTCCTTGGGACAAGAAACAGAAGATGAATGATTTGAATGTGGTCAAGCAATACTATGGTTATAGTAATGAAAAGGCTAGACAAGCATTGAATATTTTATCTCCTTCACAACTAGATTACATTAAAAGCAAACTGAATAAGGGAGGGAAGAAATGAGTGAGGATCTTCAGTGGTCTAAGGATGATATGATTCAGGTTACCTTAAAGGAACCAGATGATTTCCTCAAGGTGAGAGAGACACTAACTAGAATTGGTGTAGCTTCTAGGAAAGAGAGAAAGTTATATCAATCATGCCACATTTTACATAAGAAAGGTGACTATTTTATAGTACACTTTAAAGAATTATTTGCATTGGATGGTAAGAGAGCAAATTTATCAGACAATGATTTACAGAGACGTAACAGAATTATACAATTACTTTCAGATTGGGGTCTAGTAGAGGTGGTGGATAAGACAACCATCGCTGATGCTGCTCCTCTCAGTCAGATAAAAGTAATATCTTATAAAGAAAAGCTTGACTGGATACTGGAAAGCAAGTATAATATAGGTAAACGAAGGCAACCCGATGAAGCATGAAGTAAAACTTTATGTCGCTGGCAAGGTATTCACTGAAGAATGCTATGCTAGGAACTATCAAGAAGCAAAGGAAGTTGCTTTAGCAAGGAATCCAAACGCAACTGTTATCAGTGTAAATGCCAAAGTCGGTGGTTGATTCTGGATGGGAGAAGGATTTCTCCTACCATACACAGTGGTTTAAGTCACCAGGGTATCTCTCTTGTGAGGTGCCTCTTGTTGTACGGGAGGAATTATCTAGTTCCATGGCAAATCATGGTGGAGACGCTAGGAGCACCCTTAGAGGACACTTAGAAGAAGAGTGGCACCTAGATATCACACCAGAGGTTAAGAAATTTACTCGTTGCCTTGGGTATGAATATATAAAAAGATTTGGACTCCAGCCAAGCATGGGTATGGCAGAGTCTATGAGGGACATTGACAACACAGACCTCGAATTAAAAAGACTGTGGGTAAACTATCAACGAAAGTATGACTTTAATCCTTTACATATTCATTCAGGTTTATTCTCATTTGTCATTTGGGTATCAGTCCCTTATGAACTTGAGGAGGAGCGTAAGAGATATCCAAACACTAATGGAAACGAGACAGCAGCGTTTATGTTCCAATACAATACTGCCCTAGGTGGATTGGATACAGAATATCTTTATGTCGATAAGAGTTTTGAGTGGAAGATGGTCTTCTTCCCTGCTCGTCTTAATCATGGAGTCAATCCATTTTACACATCCGATGACCACAGGGTGTCAATATCAGGTAATGTGTATTTGATTGATATATAGTAATAGTTAAGTTATCAATATGGCTGAAGATACTACCTTGTTAGATGACGAGGTTAAAGAAGAAAAGAAAAAAGGTCTCTTTGCTAAAGCAAAGGATGCTATTCTTCCAGACCCTGAAGAACAGGCAGCGATCATCAGCACAATGGTGCGGATCACTGTACTTGCCTGGAGTGGTGGAATATTAACATTAAATTATGTTGCTATTCCAGGAGTCCCTCAACAAAAAATAGATCCAACTTTCATAGCTTCGGTGTTCACTGGAGTTTTAGCGAGCTTCGGAATTCAGACAGCTTCTAAGAAAGGTGATGGTACTATGAAGATGGACAAGAATGGTAACCCTGCCAATGGCAGTGGTAGTGGTGGACCTACTCAAACGATTCGTATTGAGCAAGCACCATTAAAAATAATTGCTGTTGACCCCAATAGCAAGGATAAGAAAACTTACGAAATTTAAAATCATGCAGAAAATTGTAAATGTCATCGCTCTTACAAGTGGCGTTGTATCTCTCGCCGTCGTTGCTACTGGCGGCTATCTATTTCTTAATAAGGATGCAATCGTCGATAACGTCAAAGGCCAAGTAATGGAAGCAGTCACTGGATCTCTTGGAGGTCTTGGTGGTGGTGTGCCATCTTTAGCACCAGACCCTGCTGTTCCTGCTGCTCCTGATGCTGGACTAGGAATTCCTGAGCTTTAATGGACGTACAAAAAATAGCAACATACGGTACAGCAGTCGCTGTTGTAGGTACTGGAGGTATTGTCGGTGGCAACGTTGCCATCGATAATGCTACTGGTGGTCCTCAGAAGAGGATGGAGGCAGAAGCAACTGAGCTCAGACTAATTGTTAGAGAAGAAGTGCGTGCTGCTATAAGAGAAGCATGGCCAAAGACTACTGGATATATAAAGGGTACACAACCTAATGGTAATTATCGAGAAGTAGTACCTGATGGATCCAATAGAGAGAATAGAAGTCAATCCTAATATTAAGATTTCCCCTGACGGGCAGAATATTAGATTCATTCCTAACATCAATTCCTCCACCAATAAGATAGACAACGTTGGTGTGAGGAAAGTTAATGTACGACAGATAGCAGACCAGCGTATCTGGGTGCAAGGTACATCAACATCATTACCAAATGTCCCACCAGTTACAATCTTTGCAGGGACACCTGTTGTTGATATGCCTGGTTGTGTTCAAGTACACAAAGAGAATGCTAGAGAAAGGAATAGAAATAAGCAGTTAGTTAATGATGATCCAAAAGGTAATACCGTGTTGTGTGATGGTGGAATGCCATATTTTACAGCACCAAATTATGATGCCAGAGAATTAACTTGGCAGACAATATATACAGAAGCAGAGGATGCCCCAGAAGGTGTAGATACAGGAGATGTAACTCCACCAGCACCACCTGATACACCAGAAAGACCACCTACAGAAGAACCTGAAGGTGACCCAGAATGTCCTGGTCCTTTAGAACCAAGGATAGGATCCATTGGACCAAACGAAAAGGAAAAGGTTGTTGGACATGAGTTACAACCTGATCCTAATAATGCTAATAAATTAATTTGTGTATCACTCTATGAGGATATTGGTATAGTAGAACAGTATCTACCTAGTCCTCAGATTGTGACGACGACGGCTGTGATAGCGTCTGTGGCTGCGTCATCTGCCCTACTTGCAAAACCTCTAGCTGATCTGCTCCTGCGGGTGATAAAACCTGCTGTGAAGCAGGTGATTGCCAAGGTAAACGGAGTCCTCGGAAAAACCCCTTACCGTCCGACTCAGGCAGAACTGAAGACGAATGAGTATCGGAAGAAGAAAGGTCTTCTTGGGATAAACTTTGCGAAGAATCATCAGAAGAGAGAGAAGGCTGAGAAGAAGAGGAGGAAGGAGCAGGAGTCTCAGAAGAAGACTCAAAGTTAGGTTGAGGTAGGTTATGTACGTGTGGTACAATCTTACCACCAGGATTTGTGACTACTACGTCAGCACATATACTATGATAAGGACTTGCTGGGTGGAAAAATATACCAGCTTTCTTTAACTCACCACAATTTTTAAGACGAGCTATCT